AAACATCTTGGCAAGACTTCTCAGTGCTTGCGAGTTCATTAGTCGCTTCATCATCTTACACAAATGACACAGAAGCAGCAGCCGGAGGCGTTGATATAGGTGAGCTTTACAGAAACGGAAACATAGTGCAGATAAGATTAACTTAATGGAAATAAGAAAGATTTCTCTTGGTGCGGACTATAAATCAAGTGCAATGCATTACATAGTCGGCCAAGAGGTTTTAAATAAGGAATATATTATACATTTAATCCAGTATGATTCTGGCAAAGACTCATATAAGATTTGGATAGAAAGGCAGGATGAGATTATTCTCTGGAAAGAGTTTAACAAAAACATGCCTGCTTCAATTGAATATAACATTAATTTTTAGTATGACTAAGAATGAAATGATTATAGCTCTAGAAACTCTTAGAACCAAGAAGTCAAGGGCTAAGGATTTTATTGAGCAAATGAATATTGCTGATGAGATTCATAATATTGAAATGAAATTAAATGGAGTTAAGCCTACAGATTCTAGTATAGACTGTATTGGTTGCGGCTCGTAAATTAAATAAATGAAATCACCCTTTAACTTTATTGTACGTCCGTACAATGGTAGAAGGTATGATAACGTAAAAGAGATTGGCGGTATGGATTTTATAACCAGCACGTCTCAGGAGGATCATACCGTATCTAATAGATATGCCGAAGTAGTAGAAACCCCTATAGGATATAAAGGCGAAATACAACCTGGAGACACTATTATAGTGCACCACAATGTTTTCAAGTATTATAATGATATGAAGGGTCGTCAAAAGAGCGGTAAGAGCTTTTTTAAGGACGATCTATTCCTTGTTGATGATTACCAGTACTTCTTGTATAAACACAAGGATGAATGGAAGGCTGAGGATCAGTTTTGCTTTGTAAAACCTGTTGCTAAGGAAGAATTCTACTTACACGTACCCGGAGTGGAACAACCACTTGTTGGTGTTATAAGATATACAAATAATAAATTGTTATCTTTAGGAGTAAACGAAGGGGATTTAGTCTCTTTTAAACCTGATAGTGAATACGAATTTAATATTGAGGGAGAGAAACTATATAGGGTATTTACTAGTAGTATAACAATGAAGTTATGAATGTGTCTATATATGAAAATGTAATAAAAGACATAGATGGTTATGTTTTTGATATAATTGAGAATGGTTTTGAAGACATTCAGGTTGGAGATGATTTATTTAAGAATGTTCGTCTGAGAGGTTTAGATGAACTAGTTGAGTTTCTTTCAGATAAATACACGGATTACTACCCGGAATTAAATTTTGTTAGAAGATCTCCTTTGAATCAGGAGGAGCCTAACTTTATTCACACAGATGAGATGATGGGTGATTTAACCGCTATATTATATTTGAATAAAACGTATCCAAGTGAATACGGAACAACAATATACGATAAAGACAACGACGGTGGTTTGATATATAAAGCAAAGTATAATTCTCTTATCATATTTCCATCACATGTAAAGCATTCTAGAAATTCTTTACATAACTTTGGCGTTGGCGATGACGCAAGGTTAGTACAGGTTTGTTTTTTAAAAAAAATAATATGAACTCAAAAGAAACTAAGTTAAGGATAATAAAGGCAGGGCACAAAGCCGTAGAGCAGTTAATAAAGGTAGCTGAAGAGCATATCATAAAGTATGGAGAAGATGATGAGTTAGCGGCTGACAAGTTAAAGAACGCAGCAGCAACCAAAAAGCTTGCTATATTTGATGCATTTGAGATACTATCTAGAATTGAGTCTGAGAAAGCCTTAATAGATGAATCTGAGACACCAACTAAAAACATGAATAGTTTTGCAGAAAGAAGAGCTAAATAAGGACTTATATAAGGTCGTTGACATTATACCTTCAGCTGTGTTGAAGCGAAAGAACAAGGCTAAGACTTTTGAGTATGGTTACAACGAAAAGTATGATGTTGTGGTTATATCTAGGGATGGAACTGTTGGGGATGTTATAAGTATAAACAATATAAATATAGGTCTACCTTCAACACCTTCTGATGTGTTTAAAAGATCCCCAAAGAAAGAGGATCAATACTGGGAGGTTTATGAATATCCAAATCAATTAAAGCAGATAAAATCTATATTTCAGTGGAATGAATCTCCTAAAGAATTTAAGTCAAAGTGGGTAGACTATGTAGAGTCTGAGTTTGATCGTCGTGAGAGCGGTTACTGGTTCTACAATAATGGTACACCTACATACATTACAGGTACTCATTATATGTACCTTCAATGGACAAAAATAGATGTGGGTAACGCAGATTTTCGTGAGGCTAACCGTGTATTTTTTATATACTGGGAGGCGTGCAAGGCTGATTACAGGTGCTTTGGAATGGTCTATTTAAAGATAAGACGATCTGGATTTTCTTTTATGGCTTCTGGAGAAAGCGTTAATACGGCTACACTAGCAAAAGATGCGAGGGTTGGGATACTATCTAAGACTGGTTCGGATGCTAAGAAGATGTTTACTGACAAGGTAGTTCCTATTTCTAGTAATTATCCATTCTTTTTTAAACCAGTTCAGGATGGTATGGATAAACCAAAGACTGAATTAGCGTATCGTGTACCGGCATCAAAGATTTCTAAGAAGAATATGTATGATATTGATGACTCTGGATTAACGGGGCTTGATACAACTATTGACTGGAAAAATACAGACGACAATAGTTATGATGGAGAGAAGTTATTATTGCTCGTACATGATGAGAGTGGTAAGTGGGTTAAGCCAAATAACATACTAAATAACTGGCGTGTAACAAAAACTTGTTTACGTTTGGGTAGTAAGATAATTGGTAAGTGTTTAATGGGATCAACCTCAAACGCACTAGATAAAGGTGGTGATAATTTCAAAAAACTATATAACGATTCAAATCCATCAGATAGAAATAATAATGGTCAAACCAAAAGCGGAATGTATTCACTTTTCATCCCTATGGAGTGGAATATGGAAGGTTTTATAGATAGGTATGGAATGCCTGTTTTTTATAAGCCTTCAAAACCTGTTATGGGTGTCGACGGTTCTATGATAAAGAATGGTGCGATTGATTATTGGAAGGCAGAGGTAGACTCTCTAAAGGGAGATCCGGATGCATTAAACGAGTTCTACAGACAATTTTCAAGGACAGAGTCTCATGCTTTTAGGGATGAGAGCAAGTCATCTATATTTAATTTAACTAAGATATATCAGCAGATAGATTATAACGATAACTTAATAAAAGACAGGGTGTTAACTAGGGGATCTTTTCACTGGGAAAACGGTAAGGTAGACACAAAGGTTGTATGGTCTCCAGATTCTAGGGGGAGGTTTTTAGTTTCTTGGTTACCTAATAGTTTGCTGCAGAATAGACAGGAACGTAAGAACGGTCTTAAGATACCTGGTAATTCTCATTTAGGGTCATTTGGTTGTGATTCATATGATATATCAGGAACAGTTGGCGGCGGTGGATCTAATGGAGCGCTACACGGTTTAACTAAGTTTCACATGGATGACGCACCAGTTAACGAGTTTTTCTTAGAGTACGTTGCAAGGCCTCAAACAGCTGAGCTATTTTTTGAAGATGTTCTAATGGCTTGTGTATTTTATGGGATGCCTATATTAGCAGAGAACAACAAGCCTAGGCTTCTTTATCACTTCAAGAATAGAGGGTATAGACATTACTCACTAAATAGGCCAGATAAACCCACTAGGAAGCTCTCAGGCTCCGAAAAAGAGCTAGGTGGTATACCTAACTCATCTGAGGCGGTAAAACAATCACACGCAGCCGCTATTGAAACCTTTATAGAGAAATATGTTGGCATTGACACTGAAGGTGTTTATAGGTCTCCTGATGAGATGGGGACAATGTATTTCAGTAGAACATTACAAGATTGGGCAAGGTTTGATATAAACAACAGGACTAAGTTTGATGCCTCAATAAGCTCAGGATTAGCTATAATGGCTAACCAGCAGCACCTGTACAAAAACGTTAAAAAAGAGTCCAAAATAAGCATTAACTTTGCAAGATATAATAATAACGGAATATCTAGTAAATTAATTAGATGAAAGAGATAAATATATCTATTAACCCATCTTCTTTTCCAAGTCAATATGTTCCTGATTCTGTAAAGAAAACCAATGAATTTGGTCTAAAGATAGGTCAGGCGATTCAGTATGAATGGTTCAGAAAAGACAATGGAGGTTCTAAGTTTTACGATCAATGGGATTCTTTCCATAAATTAAGGCTTTACGCAAGAGCAGAGCAATCTGTTGGAAAATATAAGAATGAATTATCAATAGATGGTGATTTGTCGCACTTAAACTTAGACTGGACACCTGTTCCTATTATACCTAAGTTTATTGACATTGTAGTAAACGGTATGTCAGACAGATTGTTTGATGTAAAGGCATACGCTCAAGATGCGTTATCTGCAGATAACAGAAACAAATACCAAGAAAGCATTGAGGCCGATATGGTTTCAAAAGACCTGCTTAGTCAAATAAAAGAGGACTTTAACGTTGATGCATTCAACACTAGTCCTGATGACTTACCAGCTGATGATGACGAGCTTACACTGCACATGCAGCTTAATTATAAGTCATCAATAGAGTTAGCTCAAGAAGCAGCAATAAACACTGTACTATCTGAGAACCACTATGAAGATACAAGAAAAAGAGTAATATATGATTTAACCACGGTAGGGATTGGAATCACTAAGCATGAATTCTTGCCAGGGGCAGGTGTTGTGGCTAAGTACGTAGACCCTGCTAATGTGGTATATAGCTACACAGAGGATCCAAACTTTAAGGATTGCTTTTACTGGGGTGAGGTAAAAACAGTCCCTATAAATGAGGTACTTAAAATAGATCCAGATTTAAGTAAAGATGATCTAGAAAAGATCGCACAATCAAGCTCACAGTGGCATGACCATTTTAATGCTACTCAGTTTTATAACAATTCGTTATTCAACAATGACACGGTTACATTACTCTACTATAACTACAAGACTACTAAGAAGTTTGTTTACAAGCAAAAGGGTGAGAAAGTAATACAAAAAGACGATGAGTTCAATCCTCCAGCAGAAATGATGGAAGAAAGAGGGTTTGACAAGGTAGAGAAAACTATAGACGTTTGGTATGAGGGTGTTATGGTTATGGGAACAAACATAATACTTAAGTGGAATATGTCTGAGAACATGGTTAGACCTAAGTCTGCCTCTCAACATGCTACACCTAATTATATCGCATGTGCACCTAGAATGTACAAGGGCAAGATAGAGTCTACATTAAGACGTATGATTCCATTTGCTGATCTTATACAGATGACGCACATGAAGCTTCAGCAAGTTATACAGAAGGTTGTACCGGATGGTGTATTCATTGACGCTGATGGACTTAATGAGGTTGATTTAGGTAATGGGTCTGCTTACAATCCAGAGGACGCCTTAAGGTTATACTTCCAAACAGGTAGTGTAATAGGCAGAAGTTTTACTGGAGACGGAGACTTTAATAATGCTAGGGTTCCAATTCAAGAGCTAGCTAAGAACTCAGCACAAGGGAAAATATCCAGCTTAATAGGTAGTTACAATCACTACCTCCAGATGCTTAGAGATGTTTCAGGGCTAAATGAAGCAAGAGACGGCTCTATGCCAGATCCAAATTCATTGGTTGGTTTACAGAAAATGGCCGCATTAAATAGTAACACAGCAACAAGACACATACTAGATGCTAGCTTAGATATCAGTAGAGATTTAGCTGTTGCGTTGTCATCTAGAATATCTGATGCACTAGAGTATTACCCTTACAAAGAGGAGTTTGTTATGCAGATTGGTAAGTATAACGTAGACCTTCTTAACGATATAAAAGACTTACACATATATGACTTTGGTATTTTTATAGAGATGGCCCCAGATGAAGAAGAAAAGCAACAGTTAGAGGCAAACATACAGGTTGCACTATCTAGAGATTCTATTGATCTTGATGATGCTATTGATATAAGAGAAGTTAGGGATACAAAACTAGCTAACCAATTACTAAAGGTTAAGAGAAAGAAAAAAGAGAAGAAGAGGCAAGAGTATGAAATGCAGAAGATGCAATCTCAACAACAAGGCCAGATGCAATCTCAACAAATGGCGGCTCAAGCGGCGGCTCAAAAACTCCAGATGGAGACTCAGTCAGAGATGCAGATTGCGCAAGCAAAGGCAGGATTTGATATTGAGAGAATGCGTGGAGAAGCGCAAATAAAGTCTGAATTAATGAAACTTGAGTTTGACTTAAACATGCAATTAAAAGGTGTTGAAGTTAAAGCATTAAGTGACAGGGAAGATTTAAAGGAAAAATCTAAGGATAATAGAATAAGTAAACAGAACACACAGCAATCTAAGTTGATAGAACAAAGACAGAAGGATTTACCTCCAATAAACTTTGAATCAAACGAGGATACACTGGATGGTTTTGACCTAGCGGAATTTGAACCTCGCTAATAAATTAAATTAAATAATGCGTATTTTTGCATTTTAAATCAAATTAAATATGGAATTAAAAGTAAAAGCGGTCCCAGGGCCCGGAGAAAAGTCTGTACAAGAAGTTGAAGAAACTTTATTGGAACAGCACGAAGAAACTACTACGGATGTTGTTGAAGAGCAATCTGTAGAACAAGAAGTTACTGCTGACGAAGAGGTTGTCAGTGAAGCCGAAGAATTCGGTGAAGAGGACGTTCTTTCATTTATTAAGAGTAAATATGACAAAGACATTGCATCTGTTGACGATTTGTTTTCTAAGGAAACACAGGAGTTACCAGAGGATGTGTCTGCGTTCTTAAATTATAAAAAAGAAACCGGTCGAGGTATCAATGATTTTATGAAGCTACAGGCTGATTTTGATCAAATGAAACCAGATCAGTTATTGCGTGATTATTATGCATCTACGGAGGAAGACCTTGATTCAGAAGATATTGAATATCTTATGGGGGAGAAGTTTTCTTATGATGATGAACTAGACAGTGAGTCCGAGATTAAGCAGAAGAAGATCGCAAAGAAAAGAGAACTTGCTAAGGCAAAGAAATATTTTAACGAATTGAAGGAGACATACAAGGTCCCGGTTGAGTCAACTGGTAGTCCTGTCAATGATGATGAGTTAGAGTCTTACAACGCCTACAAGGAGTATATATCACAATCGCAAAATGTTCAAGAGGAGAATCAAAAGCGCTCTGAGTATTTTCAGAAAAAAACAGAAGAATTGTTCAACGATGAATTCAAAGGTTTTGAGTTTAACGTCGGAGATCAAAAGATGAGTTTTAGTCCTGGAGATGCAGTCGAAGTGAAGAAAGTTCAGTCTGACGTAAACAACTTTATATCTAGATACCTAGATGACCAAGGTGTTATCAAAGACGCAGCAGGATATCACAAGGCATTATCAGCAGCGATGAACCCTGATAAGTTAGCTGAGTTTTTCTACGAGAAAGGCAAGGCAGATGCTGTTGGAGATGTTTCAAGACAATCAAAGAATATAAACATGGATGTCAGGTCATCACCTCAACAACTAAAAGACAACTCAGGATTCAAGATTCGAGCCGTAGATCAAGACAGTGGGCGTGGTTTAAAAATTAAAAAACGTTAAACATTAAAAAAAACAAAAATTATGGCACTTACAGTGAACCCAACTCCTGGATATAGCTTACAACCGACTCCGTCGCAAGTAGCAACTCCTGGATCTTACATTTCAGATTTTGACTTCTTAAGTCAATATCTACCTGATACGCACGAAGCAGAATTTGAGCGTTACGGAAACCGATCAGTCTCTTCTTTCTTACGTTTAGTAGGAGCTGAGATGCCTTCTAACTCTGACTTGATTAAGTGGTCTGAGCAAGGAAGATTACACATTAAATACACAAGCGTAACAAGCGCTGGAGCTGCAACAGATGACACGGCTATCTTTACTATTGGTGATGCTGGAATTACAGCTGCAGCTGTTAGAGTAGGACAAACAGTTATGATCTCTGATAACACTGCTGCTTCTACATTAAACAACAAAGGTATTGTAACTGCTGTTAGCGGACTTACTTTTACTGTTGCTTTTTACGAGGCAGGTGGTCAAGAGAACTACGCAGGATCAGTTACTGTATTCATTTACGGTTCTGAATTCAAGAAAGGATCTAACGGCATGGAAGGTGCTTTAGAAGCTGAGAGCGAAATTTTCGAGAACTCTCCAATCATTATCAAAGATAAGTACACTGTATCTGGATCAGATATGGCACAAATCGGATGGGTTGAAGTAACTACTGAGAACGGAGCAAATGGATACTTATGGTACCTAAAATCTGAGCATGAAACTCGTCTACGTTTTGAGGATTACTTAGAAACAGCTATGATTGAAGCAGTACCTGCTGAGGCTGGTTCTGGAGCAATTGCTGCTACTGGAGACCTAGGAAACAAAGGGTCTGAAGGTCTTTTATATGTACTAGAAAACAGAGGAAACGTTGCCGCTGGAGCTTTAGCTGATTTAACTGAATGGGACGCAGTTGTTTCTCGTTTAGATAAGCAAGGATCTATTGAAGAGAATGTATTATTTGTTGACAGAGATTTTTCTTTCGAGATTGACAATATGTTAGCTGCACAAAACAACTTTGGTTCTTCAGGAGCTTCTTTTGGTTTGTTTGATAATGATACAGACATGGCTCTAAACTTAGGTTTCTCTGGATTCCGTAGAGGATATGACTTCTATAAGTCTGACTGGAAATACTTGAATGATGCTACTATGCGTGGTGGAATTACAGGTGGAGCGATCAATGGTGTATTAGTTCCTGCTGGATCTACTTCAGTATATGATCAAGTTTTAGGTAAAAACGCTAAGAGACCATTCTTACACGTACGTTACCGAGCTTCTGAAGCTGAAGATCGTAAGATGAAATCATGGGTTGTTGGTTCAGCTGGTGGTGCATCAAATAGCGATAAAGATGCTATGGAAGTACACTTCTTATCTGAGAGAGCTCTTTGTACTTTAGGTGCAAATAACTTCTTCTTATTTAAGTAGGATTAAACTATAAGGAGGGACCGCAACAAAAGCGGTCTCTCTTTTTTATAAACTTTAAATTAAATTAAAATGAAAAAACAAGCAGTCCTTAAGGACAGAACTTACCGATTACTAGGAGCAACCGCTCCATTAAGTTACTCACTTAACACAAGAAATTCAAGGAGAAAACCATTGCTACACTTTGACGGACAGTCAAATAGAGCATTGAGGTATGCTTCAAACCAACAAACCCCATTTGAGGATGATCAGGATGGAAATGCTATTTTAGAACCCGTTGTATTTGATAGAGGGATGTTAAACGTTCCAAGAACAAACCCAATACTACAGGAGTTCTTATCACTACACCCAGGTAATGGATCTATTTTCGATGAAATTGATGGAGAGAAAGACGCCAGCGTACAAGTTGAGGATTTAGATTACCAATTAGAGGCACAAATTCAGGCCCGTGATTTAGGTATCGAAATGTTAGAAACAATTGGTCGAGTGGTATTATCTCTAAACATAGATAAGATGTCTACAGCGGAGCTAAAGAGAGACGTTAGGCTATATGCTAAGAACGATCCTCAAGACTTCTTAGACACCCTTAATGATCCTATGCTAAAGATGCAAAACTTAGCATCTAAGTTGGTTGATCAAAAAATATTAATACTAAAGAACAGTGGCAAAGACATCTACTTCAATATTAAAGGAAACAAAACGAAGCTAATAAGTATTCCGTTCGGACAGAACGCTATCTATACATTAGCTACATTCTTCCAAACAGATGATGGTATTGAGGTCATGACAATGCTAGAAAACAAGTTAGAAGACTAGCACAATCAATAGGCCCTCCATTATCGGAGGGTTTATTTTTTTTTAAGTATCTTTGCGTAAATTATTACAAGATGATAAACAGCGTAAGAAACACTGTACTTGCTGTTGCAAATAAACAAAATTTCGGGTATATAACACCAGCGGACTTTAACTTATACGCAAAGCAAGCACAACTAGATTTGTTTGAGGATTACTTCTACAGTTACTCTCAGCAATTATATAAACAAAATGCAAGACGTTCAGGAAGCGGCTATGCAGATATAGTAAAAGGATTAGAGGAGGTTATAGATTCATTTTCGGTTATAAGCACTCCATCTAACACAAGCGCACCATTGTATCCGTTACCACTAGATTATTACTTAATAAACTCAGTTAGATACGGAAATAGAGAGGTTGAGCGTGTATCAAACAATAAAATAATCCAGCTTTCATCTTCAAACCTAACGACTCCTAACGCAACGTTCCCAGCTTATGTATTAAATGGGAATGACATAACGGTATATCCCGATACAATATTAACTGGTATTAAGCTACAGTACATAAGAAAGCCTCTAGACCCTAAATGGACGTATATCTCTCTTTCTGCTGGAGAACCAGTTTTCGATCAGTCTAATTCTGATTATCAAGATTTTGAATTACCAGAATCTGATGAACCATCTTTGGTTGCTAAAATACTACAGTATGCTGGTATATCTATAAGAGAGAAAGATGTGTACCAATTTGGTGTAAACGAGGAGACCGTAGAACAACAAACACAACAGTAAGACATGGCATATATAACAGGATATCAGTACTACGAAAACTCAGGTAATAACTGGGAGGAAGACAATTGGGGTAGTTACCAGTATGTTAACTTAATTGACATTGTAAACAACTTCATGCTAATGTATGTTGGGAATGATAAGTTGATAAACAACGTTGAGAGATATAACGTATTATTTCACGCTAAGCGTGGTTTGCAGGAGTTGAACTACGACGCAATGAAGGAAACTAAGATCGTTGAGCTTACGGTTTGCGACAACTTAAGAATAGTTCTACCACCAGATTTTGTAAACTGGGTTAGAATATCTCTATACAAGGATGGTATATTAAGCCCTCTATCTGAAAACATACAAACAAATTTTGCAAAGAGTTACCTACAAGATAATGACTGTCGTGTTCTTTTTGACATAGATGGAGGTGTACTAATAGGTACATCTACTTTAGATGGAGACAGAATAGACGGCACTCAGAAGACACCTTATTTAGGCGACGGCAAGATGCACGGAAGAATGGGGTATAATATAGACGGTAACTGGGTATTTGATATGCCGCTAGGGGGTAGAATGGGTCTCAACACTGAAACAGCAAATACAAACCCAACGTTTAAGGTTGACAAGAAAAGCGGTGTCGTAAATTTCAGCTCTCACATGGCAGATCAAACCATTGTTATAGAGTATGTTTCTGATGGAATGGAAAATGGAGACGACGCTAAAGTAAATGTAAATAAACTTTTTGAGGAATTCATATACGCTTATATAAAGTATTCAATACTTAGTAGTAAATTTGGAATTCAAGAGTACATAGTAAACAGAGCTAGAAAAGAAAAATCAGCATTATTAAGAAACGCTAAGCTCAGATTAAGCAATATTCACCCAGGTAGGCTGCTTATGAATTTAAGGGGTCAAAATAAATGGATAAAATAGAATGAATATAAATAACAACTTTATTGGGTCCAGAATGAACAAGAGTCTGGACGAAAGACTCATACCTCAGGGTGATTACGTAGATGCACTAAACATCAGAATATCTTCTGATGAAGACGGGGAGTCGGGTTCTCTTGAGAATGCAAAAGGTAACGAATTAGTTACATCTTTGACTTACAATTCATTACCAATTGCTGGTTTGACGTGTATTGGAGCTTTTGAAGATGGAGAGCAAGAAACTATTTACTGGTTTGTAACTAGCCCTACGGTGGATATGATAGTATCATATAACTTCAACAATTCAACATTAATATACCACGTTATCAGTACGGATGTTTTAAACTTTTCTACTGATTTCAGGATTGAGTCTGTAAACCTTATAGATGATTTGTTGTTTTTCACAGACAACCTAAACCCTCCAAGAAAAATAAATACTAAGAGGTCTTATCCAAGACCTATAACAGGTCAGGATCAAATAACTGAGGATGATATATCTGTTATTGTCAAGCCACCTGTTGAAGCTCCTGGAGTTGAGTTAGTAGAAACATCTTCAACTCAGAATTATATTGAGGATAAGTTCGCTAGGTTCTCTTATAGATATAAATACAAAGACGGGGAATACTCTGCTTTGTCTGAATTCTCTGATATTGCTTTTTTACCAAGTGCCTTTGAATTAGATTTCGGTAACTACGACATGACCGGGATGAGAAACAGGTTTAATTCTGCTAACATTTCATTTAACACAGGATCAAAGCATGTAATTGGAATTGACGTTTGCTTTAAATTATCAAACTCTAACGTAGTCCATGTAATTGAAAAGTTCGATAAATCAGAAGAAGGATGGGGTAACAATGAGGTCAAGAGTGTACAGTTTAGCAATCAAAAAATATTCACAACACTGCCGGAGTCTGAGTTATTAAGAATGTTTGATAACGCACCCAAGATCGCTAAGGAGCAAACTTTAATGGGTAACAGGATCATGTATGGAAACTACACTGATGGGTATGATATAGACACTAACATTGACTATAGTTTATCCCTTAAGTCTGATATCATAGGTGAGTCTGTTTTTGAGTCAACACATTTTTACAATGAAAACACTAGAGAAACAGGCTTCACGCTAGATCTTGACGGTTTAGATTTGGTACAGGGGGTCACTTTGTATGTAGATTTTAATATAATACATTCCGAGTTTGTTAGTCCAAGTAGCACACCCTATCCAGGGGATCCGCAAAATGACTTCCAAAAGAGTTGGTCATTTCAACTTCCACGAGACTATACTTCTGTTCAAGATTTAGTAGGTAGTGTGGAATGGCAAGAGGCTATAGAATTAACAGATTTATGGACTAACACTGCTGACGGAAACAGCTTGACCGATAAGTGGTTTACCTCTATAGTACCATCTAGTGGGTGGGCAAAATTAGATGGAGTTGCTTATCGAGTCTCTCCACCTGCATACATTACTAACCGTTCAATAAGGACTACTTACTCAGGCACTATAATTACATTTGAAATACCAGGGGTTAGGTACGAGGTAGACCCTCCGACAACGCCTCCGACTGGGAATGCTTATGAGTTTTTTGAAAATTCAGTTACAATAGGTGGTTTTATTGATGACTCTAAATCAAAAAGCTTACATAGCAATAGAGATTACGAGGTAGCTATAGAATATCTAGATGAGTACGAGAGAGCCTCTACAGCTCTTGTTAGTACGGCTAACAGTATACACGTGGGACCTGAACTATCTACTTATCAAAATAAAATAAGGGTAACCCTAAACAGTCTTGCTCCAAGCTGGGCTAGTAGGTATAGGTTTGTTTTAAAACCTAGTAAGGGAGACTATGAGACTATATACTCTAGGTTCTACTATCAAAGTGTAAACGATGGCGGCGCTTGGTGGGTCAGACTTGAAGGAGATAATCAAACAAAAGCCAAGGTTGGGGATACGTTAATAGTTAAGTCTGATTCAAATGGATCTAGACCAAACCTAGTTAAAACTAAAATTCTAGATCTAGAAGCCTTATCTTATGATTCAGATTTTATAAGCTCAGAGCACCCGGCTGGATTATATATGAAGTTAAGGGCGACTGGTTACTCAATTAATAGTGACCCTGAAAGCGAAGTTATAGACCAAAGAACTAATTCAAAATCAGGTGGTCAAGGTGGAGCTGCATTGTGGATGTCTGAATTGGAGGACCCCGCTGTACCTGGTGTTTACCAGCCAATAGCTATCCCAGCTGGATCAAAAGTTACCATTAGTGTAAGATCTTTCAGGTTTGGAACTTACGGTTT